CTGCTACGTACGGGATGACTACGTTTGTGTCTGAAGATTCCCAAGCCAACTCAAAGTAGTCCCCTGCTTTCAACACGAGCACGAAATTCCACGCCGCCACGATTTCGTTGTTAGGACCGTCAATCACGATCTTAGTAGCCGAGTCTGGCAGGTTTACCCCATTAATTTTAGGCCATATATAAACGGCACTGGCACTACCGCCGGTCTTGTCCAACTGAGCCGAGAACTGAAAGTTATATACCCCGGTATTAGCGACATAAATTCTGGAAGTAGGAACTCCTCGCGTTACTTCGTAATCCGAAACAACCGAGTTATACGTAAATAAATTAACTGCGTTCGCTACAGGGTTAGCCTGTGTCGTCGTATCAAAATACGAAGCGTGCGGAGTCGGCGCGTTGATCCGATTTGATATTTGATTAAAGTAAAGACGTAGGACGTTAGCAAACTGATCTTGAAACCGCTGATCCCATGTAACTGGGGCGATTGGAAGATTCGGAGCAACAACGCCGCGTGGAGTAGTCATTACCGACGCCCATCAGGTCGAACATCGATACGCATCATGCCCATCTGCCACGCCACGCCAAGTTCAGTCGAGTCGATACGAAACGCCATCTGACGGCCACGAACTCGGGTATAGACCTGCCCTGTGTACTGCTGAACCGGGATGACTGAAGTGCGTGTGACGGTCGGTTGATCTGCCGTGGTGTAGTTACTGCCTGAGTTCTGCCTTGGCTTAACCGTCAAAGTTACTGTCGGGCTGCTTGCTGAAGACCCCGTGAAGTTCAAGTCAGGCAACATGCGCCAGACGTAGCCAAAAGTCTGACCATCCTGAATGTCAAAGTCCGAAGTCTCAATGTAGGCTTCAATCGGCAGGGCTGGAGTTACAGACTGATCGTCGTTCCCCACTTCGTGCAACATGACTTGGTTAGGTACGTAGTATGAGACGCCAGCATATTGATCGTGAGAAGCCGCTGTCGTGCTGTTTGTACCGCGAACGCAACCAGTCAACGTATTACCAGATTTAGCCGCATAAGTAATTTTTTCAGAGTCAATCTGCACTGTCCCAGACATCGGATAAGTTGTTGCATCCGTCAAAGCAATCGTTGTGACGGAAGAATTGATAGCCGTAGCAAGGAACGCTGACTGAACGCTGAAAGCCGCAAATGGATAGTTGCGTTGTGAATGCTCTGACCAGAACGTGCGGTTGATATTTCCGTAATACCAGATTCGTTCAAGATAGTTATAAATCACATATCGGTCGTTAACGGTACTACTAGCAGACGGATAGAACCACCATACCTCGTTATACCCTTCGTTTGCACCGGCCACGACCTGATCAAGTTGATCGTAGTTGATGTCGCTATAGACAAACTGACGAAGCGTGCAGGGCAGCGTTTCAACACGACCGGAGTACATGAAAAACTTATCGCGGCCCATCCAATAAACCACGTTGTTTACGGTGAGCATCGCGTTAGGTGAGGCTATTGATACGTCTTGATCCAAAAGGCTAAATGACCAGACAAACGGTGGCCCCACATACTGCATGGAGAAAAGCGCAGTATCTGTCCAAACTAGGATTTCTTGGCGAGTGTTGACTGCCGTAACGATATACGAACCGTGCGAAAGTCCTTGTTCACCAGATTGATTAGTAACTTCAGGCACCCATTCGTATGCGTTGCCTTGATCTGACCAGCGCACTAAAAGCGGATTGAATGAAGTGCTGAAATTAGTCGGATCGTATGGCGTAGATCCGCAAGCAATCACAAAGTCGTTGACCGGAGAATCAATGATCATCTTGACTTCGTTTGGCACATGCCGACCGGCATAGCTGGCCGAGAGCGATACGGATGAAATAGTGTGCGATGAAGTTGTGGCTGCGGAAATAGTAAGTGAAGTAGTGCCAGTCCAAGCCGTCGTGACGTACGTGCCCGAAGCGATACCAGTGCCAGAGAGAACAGAACCCGTGTTAATACCTGTTGCGTCAGCCACAACGATTGTGGTTACGCCCGAAGCAAACGTCGCCGTAGTAGTGGTTTTAATTTCGGTATTGGCTTTTTCTTCAAGCGTGACGGCACGTGACCATGCAGATGTATCCAACGTCCAGAAATAAATCTCTCCGTTACGTTCGGCAAACATCAAATCGTCGCCGTAGTTAAACATCGACCAAAGCCGCATGGGTACGCCAGCGCCTGATGCTGATCCCCAGCCACCAGAACCCCACGGAGGACCACCCCAGCCCACGGTTGTAGTGTAGATAGGAGGACCAGCATCAATATCAAACTTGGCAATAACTAATGAACCGCCACCTGTTGTCGTAGAAGTGGCATTAGCCGAAGCGTAAAACGTGAAAGTATTAGCAGTCGGGATAGATTGGATTTCGTATTCGCCATTCAGAGTCAGGCTATCGACCATCGTCGCGCCCGTAAAATTGACGTACGTCCCAATCGTCGAACCGTGCGCTGACGCCGTAACCGTGACAAGGCGGCTACCTGATGTAACAGAGAAAGGATTCTGGGTAAGCGTTAATGAGTTACCAAGCGGCGTGATGTCGTGATACGTGCCGCCAATTTCTACGTAAACCTTTTGGTTGGTTGCAACGCCTAGAAGATTCTGGCCCACGGTTGTGATCCAGTTCCAGAGCATCCGGCACACACCTTTAAACGTGCTGCCAGCAACATTAATACTCTGCCAACCGCCAATCTTCTCAGCGTAACCAGACCGGAACCGGATCTTATCGCCCGCGAAGAAACCGCCCTCGTTGGCATAGCTCGTTGATTCACGATTGACGCCGGGGCGCAGTTCAAGTTTCTGTAGGGGCATCAGGCTACTCCCGAGAGATACAACGCCCGTTCGTCGTTACGTCTTTTTACCAGTCCCGGCAGTACCTTACCACCCGCCTTCGTCCACTTCAGAAACTCATCAGCCGCCTCGTCAAAATCGCCCCGGTTAGTCTTCATCCGCAACCCAGAGCGTTGCAGATTCCCGAGACCCACGTTGAAGGAAAAAGAAACGAGGCTATCAAAGACTCCTTGGCGATTAGAAGCAGCAGGGCAAAGTCGAAGAACCCCACGCTCAAACCGGCCAAGATCTTGAGCAAGAATAGCGTCCACCTCTCCCATACTGAGGATGCGATCCCAGCCTGCGGGTATCGGTAAATTCTTACGCTCTTCATACTTGACTGCCGCATGGGTGGGGTCAATCACATGGCCGACACCGACAGTCCACAAGAGGGCAGGGCAGCGGTAAGGTTTAGTCCTTACCCCCTCGTGATGTTTGATCATCTGGATGGCGGCGGGACTGACCTTCACCGCTTATCCCTTTTTCTGAAATGCTTGAGTCCCGAACCAGAAGGCGATAATCGAAGACAGAATCAGCATCTCGTCGTCCGAGAAGACATTTTCCATCGCAATCGCAAACGGAATGCCCGTGGTGTACGCATACCATACCCCGGCGACATTTAGCGCCACGAGTTCCAGCACGAAGATGTACGTCACGACCGGGCGCACCGAAGCGCGAAGATTGATCATCCACTGCGATGCCCCTTTGCCGATCTCGATGTCGTGCTGGTAGAGAGCCTGACGTTCTTCGGCAGCAGTCTGAGTCTGAATCTGCTCCAGTTTGATTTCTTCCACCCGTGCCTGTGCGATGAAGCCACGTTCAGCCAGCGCCAATTCACGTTCCTTCTGAGCAGCAACGAGGGCAAGTTCATGCTTTTTGTCCTGTCGGTCTTGGAAGATAGAGAGGATCTTTGGCAACCCGCCCGCGAGGAACGATAAGAACGTCGAGACTAACGTCATCATTTGCTTGCCCTCACAACATCATCGCCCTTGGTCACAGTGACATGATCACCTTCCACATCCACCCGCATCGGCATTTCTTTGCGGTCAAGGCGGTCAAGTTTAGCGATGAGATCTTTAATCACGCCGAACTCGGGCTTGTCCTCTTTCTCCACCGTGCCTGCAATCGAAGCCAGCATGGAGATCAAAGCCGTCAAGGACGCCCCAAGCAACCCCATGACCGCAGCAATCTTGTCCGAGTCCAGCGCAAGGCTAGAGAGAACGCCGATTACTACGATGGCTGTGATGTACTTGAGTCCGTCCTTGCCGATGGCCTTGCCCGCGACATCCTTTGCGGAAGACTGAGCTTCCAGCCGCTGCAACTCAGCCTTGATCTGAACTTTGAGTAGTTGGATGTCGGTGGGCTCGGTCATTAGTTACTCCACGGCAACGGCTTGGCCACAACCGGCGGGTTGACCTGTGCATCCAGTTCACGCGCCACGTTCGCCTCGACCTCGGCCTTGTCCACGCCGTTTGCCCAAACCCAGCCGAGGACATCTGCTTCGGTGAGATCGGAATACGCGATGA